TCAACTACAACGTCATTAAATTCAATTCTAAAAATAATACGAGTGTCAATATCTGATCGTGCTTTAACAGTATAAATGTTGCCTGCATAAACTGCACTGTATGTTCCGCTGCCTATTTTTGTATAAATGTCTTGGAATGCACTTGTTAAATTATAGTTACCGATAGAAGTGCCGCCTCCATTTGTTGATGTAGTTGTATTTGAACCAAATTTAAGTGTACCTACTTGTGAACACAACTGATTCCAATCTAAGCCTTTTGGCGTAGATGCTGCTGTATTATTTGCGGTTATTCTAATTTCGCCGCCGGTATTAAAAAAGAATCTGCGTGAATCTGAAGAACTAAAAGTAACTTGTACTTCATGATAAATTAATCCGTTCCATGTGGTACTTCGTGTACTAGCAATTGCAGACTCGAGTGAAGCCTGTGAAGGATGCATAAGTGCTTTATCAGCTTGTACTTGGGTCATAAGATTTTCAAAGTCTGTTATTCCTTTCTTAAACCCGTCTGGATCCGTAGTGGTTACACCTGAATCATTTACAAAGTCACTAGTATCTTCAGCAACTATATTTAAATTTTGTATAACTTGTGCAACTCCGCCGTCAGTTGGACCAACTTGGTGTATTCTAGCATTAAGTATATCAGTATAGATAGCATTCATATCAGTTGCTTCAACTACATCGCCTGTGTTGTTAACTGGAATACTTGTAACTGCTTGTCCGTATCCGTTTTGACCAGAGCCGTTACCTAGTACTAAAGAAATACTAGATTGTAAGTTATTAATTCTTGCCGCTGTAATATCTGCCATGAGGGTTCCTTATACCTTTAGTACACATTCTATTAATTTTTCGCCCTCATCACTGTTACTTTCAAGTGCAATGCCTACCAATGCTGTTGAAGCAATAGTTGTACTTACGCCATCTTCCCATGCATATACTGCTTGACCTTTTGAAACTGGACCTTTTACTCTTACTGGTAAACGTCCTTTAAGACCAATGTATTGACCTTCTGCTTCGCTGTTCATCATATATGCTGGATCAGTTGAAACAACACCAATACTGTAATCACTTGCTCTTGCTGGACGAACTTCTGCTTCGCCGCCAACTGCAACTGCTGTGCCTGCTGGTAATTCTTCTGCTGTTGTGTATTTTTCTGCTAAGTCAGCATAACGTGCTTGTGTTGCAGTACCTTGGAAGAGGTTTGCAGCAATGTTACCTGTTGCATCTCTAACTGCTACAGTATTATTAGTTGCACTCGAACTAGCTGAACGGAAGTCACTACCAACTCTTAGTGTTGCTGATTTAGATGCTTCGCCTGTAAAGTTTGCTGCATATACATTTGACCAGCCTAAACTTGCTGATCCTAATGTAAATGTGTTGTCTGTTGCAGGAACAACACCTGTTGCGGTAACTGTGCCTACGTGTGTAAGTACCCCGGCTCCGCTAGTAACTTTTAATTTAATAGTACCATTGTTGGTAATATTTTGTATTACACCATCAAATCCGTTATCATCAATTTTAAATTGGAAATCTTGTGAGTCGCCAACTAAAATACCAGAATCAGGTGTTTCAACTGCACTTGCAAATACTGTGTTACCAGCTCCTGTTTGCACATAATTAGCAGCAGAAATGCCACCAAGTTTTTCTGCGTTTGTAGCTGTACCGTGAAATCTATCAGCTTCGCTAGTAACACCAGCTGTTGCTAGTTTAGTATTTCTTAGTGTAATACCTTTAACAATTCTATCAAACCCTTGGGCTTTTAATGCTGTTTGGCTTGCATTTAAATCAAACTGTGTTGGGCTTATAACATAAATTGTTTCATCTTCAATTACAGCAGCAATTATACCTCTCGTAGCACTTGTAGTATCAAGAACTTCTAGGCTTTGCATTTGGGTTACACCTTCGCCTGCGTTCTGTGGTCCTATAAGTACAAAATTTGTGCCGTTGTACACATACAATTGGTCATTACCAGTGTCCCACCAAAAATCGCCATTTGCTAATCCTGTAGGTTGAGTTGATCCAACTTCAGCGCCGCCTGTTGTACGCCATTGTGTTCCGTCATAAAATTTTAGTTTGCTTGTGCCGCTATCGAACCAAACTTGACCACTGATTGGTCTGCTTGGTTGATTTGCTCCGCTAAAGTTTTCTAACAAAAACAAAAAGTTTTCGTTTTGTATTTCGCCGTATCCAGCGTAATTTTTACCAATAAATTTAAGATCAGTTGTTTGATCAACTGTGCCATCTTCAACTGTTGTTAACAGTGTGTTATTGTATCTGTCTATTGCATATGCCATTTATGTAACCCCTAGTGCTATTATATTATTTATCGTTTTTATGGATACGCAGTTGTTGACTGGTGTGTCCAAGTTGTTCCGGTTGATTGATATCTCATCAGTGTTCTTGTTGGCGTTAGAATAACACTACCACTAGCGCCGCCTGCATCAAATGCAATATCTTGTACTACTGATTCGTTTTGTGTTCCATTACTATCAACAGATATGTAACTTACATTTTTTGCACTTTCAACATCAACGCCTTGAACTGTTGCTCCTGCATATGATGTTGTGTGTATACGTGCAATTTTATTAGAATTTAATGTAGCAGCAGGATATAAATCATTTAAATATGCTGCTACTGCGTTTTGTAATGTCGAACCTGTGCCCAATCCTGTAATATCCAGACTGAATACTACCGGATCTGTAGCTATTTCTTGATCTACGTATGCCTTTGTTGTAACTGTACTGTCTGTCGATTCTGTTACTGCTAACCTTGTCGCTTCTCTTGAACTGATTGCTTTACCTACACCGGTAATTTTTTGTGAATCAGTAACATTAATATCATTTCCTGCTGTAATTGCAATACCGTTAGTAGATATTATTGCCATATCATTAGTTGAACTAATGGTTTTGCCATTAATATTAATCTCATCTACTTGTAATATAGTTAGTGTACCAATTTGATCTAAATCAAGTGCTTTAGTTACATTGGTTAAACTATCGTTAGTAAGTTTGTCAACTCCGCCAATTTTATAACTTGTACCACTGTTGAGTAGATCAAAGTTTACATTTGAAGTAAACGCATTGGTTGCATTTTTCCAAAGTATATCTTTACTGCCTTGACTACTATTAACACTAATACCAGACTCATCTGCTTGTGCATTAGTAAGTTCTGTACTATCATTTAGTACACCTATTTCAATAATCTTATCTTCTACTCTAAGTGTTTGAACATCAAGTGCAACTCTAGATCCTTCAACAACTAGGTCGCCTGTTACTCTTAAATCTCCTTCAACATCTAGTGTATAAGCAGGTAATCTGTTTGTTGTAAATATACCAACTCGTGCTGTACTTGCATCTACATAAATTGCATCTACAGAAATTGCACCAAAGGTACTTGATTTAACACGCAAACTTAAATCGTGATCGGTAAGTTGATTCTCAATATAAAATCTAGGCCCAACAACTTTTTGTACGTTGTTTTGTGATAGACCAATTGTCAAACCGCCTGAGTTTTGAATTGTTAGTGTACCAGTTGTAATACCATTTGCTGTCGATGGAAGGAAACTGTCAGCTGTTCTAACAATGCCGCCTTCTGTAACAAGTGCGTTAGCAGAATCTGCAATGCCTCTATATTTAAAATTATCAGTATCGACAATGTTGTAGCCTATTTTAATAATACCATCTGGATTATCTGCTGTAACTAACCCTAACACTCTTTGTGCATATTGAGGAGTAAATTCAATGCTACTAATTACTGCTGAAAGTGTTCCTCCTACGTATAAATTTACAACTGTACGTGATCTACTTTGAGAATCAAGTATGCTACCTATTTCAAATCCACTTTTACCCTGCGACTCTGTATATTGTGGCCCCATTAGCATTAAATCTGTGCCGTCGAATGCATATACTTGATTGTTTAAGTTATCAATCCATAAGTCTCCTGCAACCATTTGCGGACGAGTATTTTGTACAATTGGTCCACCACTTGATTTCCATACTGTGCCGTCATATACTTTTAAACGCTGATCTGTACTATCCCACCATATCTGTCCTGTTAACGGATTGCTAGGAGCAGCAGTGTTGCTAAAATTTTCAAGTAGTTTAATAAAATTTTCATTAAATGCTTCGCCGTAACCAGTATAGTTTCTGCCAACTAATGTAAGATTGGTACTAGCTGTATCAATTTGACCATCAATTAAGTCCAGTAGCAGTGTGCCGTCTGTTTTGTTTAGTTGGTAACTCATGTTATTCTCCAGTATAGATAATATAATTGACTGCTAAGTAAGGATTCATAACATCTATCGGTGTTCCTAGGGCAGATTCAGTTTTAATCCCGCCGCTTGCCGCAATACCTTGTGTTCCACCTAATCCAGGCTCAATTGGAAGTTCAATAGCGTTGTCGTCTACTGGTTCTCCGGCACCTACTCTAATACCATAAAACTGAGTTCCGCTTTCGCCTTCTAAATCATGTTCGTGTTCTGGTAAGTTGTTAGTGTTAATTGTTTTCGATTCAGCACCAGCATTTCCGCCGATTGCATCAGCTGCAATATCAGTTACACGGTTAGCGCCTGGGCCTCCCATATTGTCTAAGCCTAGTGCAAATCTACCCCTAAAATCAGGCAATGTAAACTTGTTTACACCATTGTCGCTTACTAGACTAGCATCTTTAAAATTATGTTGTATAGCAATCCATAATTCGTTGTAATCAGACTTGTTAATTTCACTACCGTCACATAACAGCCATCCAGTTGGTGCGTCAACTCCACCAAATGGCATCATTGCGCCAGCTGGTACTAGAGGAATTGTTTTTAAGAAGTTGCGTTTTGTAATTCTGCGAACTCCTGTTACACCTGTAGTTACATTTAACAGTAGTTCGTCGGCATTGCCTGCGTCATAAGTAACATCTTTATTGCTTATAAAGCTATCAGCAATACTAACTGCAAATGTTTTTGTGCTTCCGCCTGTTTGTCCGTCAAATTCAAAACTGTTTGGTTCAACATCACCACTTAGTGCAAAAGTAGTTGCACTAGCTAATCTATCAGCACTGCCTGCTCTGCCACTTACTGTACCACTTACGTTACCTTGAATGTTACCAAAAAATGTTGTAGCATGTATTTGATCATATTTGTTAATTGAAGTACCAATATTTCGTACACTATTGCTGTCAGGTGCAATATTTCCTGATATTAGGATACCTCCTACATCAACATCGCCGCCAATGTAAGCATTTTGTGCAATACCTACACCGCCAGCTGTAGTAAGACTGCCTGTGCCAATTGATGTAGAATTTTCTGTGCTTGTAATATTAACTACGCCAGTTTCTGCTTCACCCGTTTTAGGTGATATTTTAAGATTGCCTTTAATATCAACTGTTTCTTCTGGAGCACTATTATTAAATCCTGTATTACCATCACTATTAATACTTACTACCGTTGGTGTTAAATTTCCGTTGCGCATTCTAACGTCAATACTTGAACCACTAGTGTTATGCTGTATAACTCCAGTTTCACCGTCAATACCTAAACTTAATTGGCCGCCAGTTCCAACTTTAACTCCATCATTACTTTTAACACTAAGTTGAAAATCTGTACTACTTGCTGCATTTCCTCTTAGGAAGTTACTTGCTGGTACTGTTGTGCCAGCAACAACCAAACCTTCTGCTTTTTCAGCTATTCCATAATATTTTAATGTTTGTGTGCCAACAATTGCTTCGTCTGCAATGTTCATACCAGGATTAATGCCTGTTCTAAATCCTTTAATCGATACTTTTGGAATAAAACTTTGGCTACTTATAATAAGTACTGGCTGATCTTCGACTTTAATTGAAAGAACATTATAAGTTACATCGTCAGTGCCTACAATTGCTTGTGCTTGTGCGCCGGTTAATAGACCGTCACTAAAATCTGGTCCAACTAGTACCCATGTACTACCTGTAAACAAGTATAATTGCTGACTTTCTGTGTTGACCCACAAATCTCCGGCACTTGAATTTGCTACTGCTGGTTCAGCACTAGCTTTCTTTAGTCCGCCACTTGCTACCCAATTGGTTCCGTCGTAAACTTTTAATTGATCTATGCCTTGTGTAGAATCATACCATAGTTGACCTTCTACTGGACGTTCTGGTGCATTAGTATTTGCAAAATTTTCTAGTAAATGTAAAAAGTTTTCATTTACTGCCTGACCATATGCTGTTGTTCCTCTGCCAGGAAAATTTAATGTAGTTTCATTATTAAGGGTATTGTCAACTACCGTTATTGTCCCTTTGTTAACAGTGTCAGTATAGTTTATTGTATATGGCATATTTTATTCCTTATCCTGCTAAACTCTGTACACGTACTGTATAGTCAATTTGTATTAATCTGTTGAGTGACTTTTGCACTGGGTGGAAAATAACATGAGTAATTAAGCGTCCAGTTCCGTCTGTACTGTAACTACGCAACCCTAATTCATCAAAAACATAAGGACTATCTGTTGCACTTGCAGTATCAAATGCATCTTGACCGTTTGGTTCGCCATAGTCTAACAAACAACTAACAACAATATCAGTGTAGTTGGTGCCGCTAACGTGTCTAGTTTCTAATTTATTCCTTGCAGGATCTGTGTTGTTTACGCTTCTGTCATCAACAACTTTAGTATAGGTTTGGTTGTATAGACTTGCATTTGTACCTGTGCTATTTGGTGTCAAGTATGTGATAACACCTGTTGGATCAACGCTTGTGCCGCCGTTTCCAAAGCTCATTTCGTATATAAATCCTTGTCCAGCATTTGCTAGACTTTCAGCAAGTGCAAGACTCATGTTTTCATAATGAATTGCATTACGCTTGTTAATGTATACTTTCTGTGATTCAGGATCAAATATTTTAATATGTCCTTGAACCAGTACTCCGTTTGTGTCTTGCATGTTATCGCTCATTTATTTTTCCTATACTGTATTTATTCAGGTAGCTCAGATGTTCCTGCACGTAAGAATCTTCCAATGGAATTTTCTGTATCGCCTAATGATGTTCCTTGTGTTGTCCAGCTTTGTCCTGTTTTTTTGACTACTGTTACTTTTGTATCATCTGCTGGTGTTGCTAATAATGTTATTTGATTTGTATCTGCATCAAACGTAAAATCTGCTGCTACTACACTGTCAGCTTCTGGACTATCCAATGCAGTTTCATAATTAAACATATTTAATGTATTTTTACGCATGCGCACTCCGCCTACAAATACTTCAATTTCATTAATCGAAGTTACTGGATATCCAATTTCAAACACTGTTGTATTACCGTCTGCGGTTGCACTATATGATAATGTGCTATCTTTATATGGAACAGTTTTACTTATATTTTGATCAAATACTTTGGTATCCGCTGTATATATATTTTTAACACCAGTACCTAGTGTGCCTCTACGCAGTTGACGTAAAGTATTTTCTTCCTTAACAAAATATTCAATACGCTCGCCTTCAATAAATATTACTCCAGGCAAATTTTGTCCTTTGTTTGGTTCTGATAGTGTGCTTGCATCTTCCAATTCAATTCTTAAATCATAATAATTTAATGGCTGCGATAACTTACTAGAACTTTTATCTAAACGTTTAAAATGTGTTCTATTTAACATATCTTTAAACTGTCTATATGCAAATTTAGATTTACGTACAGCAGCAGTAAAATGTATTATATCAATAACATCACTAGCAGCTGGTTGTTTGACTAATTGAACTTTTAATTTGTCGTCACTAACATAATAATCTACACTAGGAGATAACAACTCTCCGTTTACACTTACCCAAACATACTGTGCATCAACTGCTGGCTTACGTAGAGTAATTTCACCAACTGTTAGTCTATTGTAAGTAACTGTGTCAACATCTTCAGGTATTAGTGTAGTTCTTGATACTACGTCATAGTTAATACGTTCAATACCTAATATATCATGATTAGTAAATTGTATTACTTCAATCTTTGCGTTATTTGCAGGCACTGTATCTAATGTTACAGTATTAGTATTAATTCTATAGTCGCCATCAGTAATAACATACATTTCTAGTAAGTCGCCTGGTACACCTGTATCATCTGTAAGAATAATACTACTATTTGTAAGTTCAAATCTCCAATTTAAAGGAGTAAAAATTTCTTCTCCATTAAGGAAGATTTTAAGATCTGAAACTGCTATACTTCCTGCTGGAATTTGGAATGTCTGTAACGAAAATTCTCTTTGACTATTTTGAGGAATAGTATACTGTATATTATAACCCGGAGTTAGT